TACTGGTGTTATTGTGAGAATACAGAAAGCGAGGTAGTAGTAGAGTTTATTGTAAAGTTTCTTGTGGTATCCCATTGTTCAACTAATCCAGCGGATCTTGATGTGGTTTCTAGTGTCCAAGGTAAAGTGGCGTCTGTTACAGAAAATGTAGTACCAGTGCCAGTTATATCAGCTGAAGGTGTTACATTTGTACCGTTCCAAGTTTTTACTTCTGCACCGAAAATTTGTTTTTGCTCTACTTCGGTTACGGTTTGAGTTGTGGTGGTTGTCGCGTTCATACTTCCTGTTGTAAACTGAGGAGTTACAACATTAGCATATGCACCTGCAGGTAACAGTAGCATAGCAATAAATAGTTTTTTCATTGTTTTGGTTTTTCTTCTTTAACCTTTTTACTATTTCCCGTGGACAAGCCAAAAGTGGCCAATGCCCCCGTAAAAATCGAGGCTACGAACGTGATGTCTGATGATGCTCCCAAAGGTTTTCTGACCATAGGTAGCTCAACATAATTAAGAGTAATAATAAAACCAGACCAAACAACAACTCCTAAACGCACTAATGCACCTAGTATTTGCATCTGTTCATCATGGTCGTCTACATTCTCTTTTATCTTTTTTAGGAAACTTTTTGGTTGTCCTTTAATAATTTTTTCTTCTTCCATTTATCAACTTTACCTTGTATAAACTTTTGTAGTTTTTTCTTTATAGTGTCAAAAAAAGGTTGAGCAAACGTAGTTACTGCTACGGCAGATACCGCTGCATAACTTGCAGCCACTACTACTTCTGTGGTAGGCAGTGGTACATTTATGTCAACCATTGGTATATTGATGCTCGGTGCTGGTTGTTCTGTAGTTTCTTTAGTAACTGGTTGTGTACCCTCTGGTTCTCTAAGATCACTAGGGGGTACTACCAAAGGTACATAACTAGGAACGTCAGCAGTAGGTAAAGGTATAGATATTGTTTGTATTTTTTCTACGGTAGGGATGTAGATGCTTGGTATTTTTTCCATGCCTCTTTTATTTCATCCGTCCAAGCTGCATTACATATAGCACTAACCTCTGCTGGTTCACTGCTTATGTCTGAGTCTGGATGTAAAACGTATCTTTCAAAAGATCTTGTTAGTTCTTTGCCATCTTTTTTAATGACTGTTGCTTTTCTTACCTGTACATTTTTGTACTGTGTAACGACTTCTATTTTGTCGTATTCGATTGATTCAGATAATGCCATATAATTAATTAAAGTTAAGTGTTAGTTAAGTAAGTACCAGAAGCTATTATTCTACTATTTGCATTTAAATCGGTACTTGACATATTAAGTCTATTTACAGCTTGATTATTTTTATAAAGAAAAAGTCTATCATTATTAACATCTTTTAAAATACCCGAGACGTTAATACCACTATTAATATTTTCATAATAAGCAATAGAACCACCTGAGTACTGTGGTACACCATTTCCAGTAAATGGTAAGCCTGTAACAGTAAGTAAACCTGATCCAGAACTTGTAACTGCATTTAATCTTAACTCAAATTCATAATGCACTACATTACCTATTTTTGTATATTTTCCAACTCGATTAGCGTAACCAAAACTTCCAGCAGTAGTATACCCTTCAAAAGTAGGTGTCCACGTACCTTCTTCATAGTCTCCAAGAGCATTACTAGCACTGGTATCATTATTAAATAAGATTCCAGTTGCACTAGTGCTGACTATTTTTGTACCATTGTGATATAACTCTACTCCAGCATCTCTAAAAATAGCAATACCATTTTGATTCTGCTTTGCTCTAATATACATAGCATTAGAAGCACTTGTAGCATAGTTATTTTGAATGTAGAAATCACCTGTATAGTTTTCAATTACACTGTTATTTCCATCATGCTTGAATTGTAAATCCATACTATCACCAGCATAGATTACATTTACCCAACTAGGAGCTACATGATCTCCAGCTCCTAAGTTTCCTACTGCAACTAGACCGTTAGTATGAGTATACGCTTTAAGAGAACCTGCATGATATAAGTTTACAGCTCCTGTACCTCCAGCAGAGTTTAATTCTAAAGGAGTTCCAGAAGTCGCTTCACTTACAGCAATATTACCTTTTAACGTACCATTATGTTTAAAATCAATAAATGATAATTGATTACCAGAAGCACTGCCTGTACCACTGTCTAAAACAATATGTGCATTACCAGAAGTAGCGTTAGTTATACCACCACTCATAGTAATAGGGCCTGTAGATACTATGTGTTGACTTCCAAAGTTTGGAGAAATTTTAGTACCAGCTATCGATGCATTTGACCCTACGTTTGCATCAACGATTGTACCATCTAATATTTTAGCTGAAGTTACTGCGTCATCTGCAATAGTCAAAGTTGTAGAGCCAGTTACATCACCTGTGTGTGTGGCATTAGTTACTTTATTTGTGTTAAGTGTTATAGCTGAATTAACAGCAGCTGATAACTTAGCAGAGTCAACAGCACCTGCAGCTATCTCACTCGTCCCTACTGCATTTGCAGGTATTTTACCTGACGTAATAGCATCATCATCGACACCATCTGTTGATATTTTTGTTAATGCCACTTAACCTCCGTAAATTGTTTTACCTTTAACAATAGCTGCATCTATATCAGTAAAATTTTCGGTAGTCCAAATAGATGTAGTATCATCTTCTGTTTTATATGCTTTTATAGTTTCAAGATGTTCTACATTACGTTTAATACGATTTTTCCAATCATCTACTGTCTCATAGCTATACTTTGAAGTTTCAGTGTTAATTACAGTAACGCTATCACCAGCACTTTTAAAAATTTGTGCTATCTCTTCAGATGTTCTTTGTCTCATTTATTTGCCCTCCAAGGCTGTTACTTTTGCTGATAATTCTTGTACTGCTTTAACTAATGGCATGACAAACATTTCGTATGAAATACCTTGTTCACCGTCATCTAGTTCATGCCAACCATTAAAGTCAGTAATATTATGTTTGTCTAATGCTGCTTTGACTTCTTGTGCTATAAAACCATACATTTTTTCTTTATGCACTGGTTCTGTTTCTGAAGCATCATAACTTGTAAATGTTTCAGGTCTTTCTGAAGGTGCTTTCCATTTATAAGTAACTGTTCTTAGATCGTTAATAAAATCTAAACCGCAGTCAGTGTTAGTTAAAATATCTTTTTTTAACCTTACATCTGAACTACGTGTCCATGCATTATTAGCACTATATTGGTTATAAACTCTTCCTTGAGCATCAGTACCCAAAGTTACATAGTAATCACCAACAGCTGTACAACCATTACCAAGGACAAATTGACGATAAGCGTTAGTACCATTAGTAACAGTACCTGCTCCAATTAAAGTATTGTCATTACCTGTAGTTACAACATTACAGGAATTTAAACCAACTCCAACGTTGTTAATACCGCTAGTTAATTGATAACCAGAGTTTAAGCCAACCATTGCATTACCACTTCCAGTATTAATGCCAAAACCAGCTTGCATACCAAGGCAAGTATTAGAAGCACCTGTAGTAATATATCTTCCCGATACTCTACCCATACAAGTGTTGTTTGATCCTGTAGTGATAGCATAACCAGCACCTTCACCCACAGCAGCATTACCAGCACCAGAAGTGCAGTCACGCATAGCACCCACACCAACCGCCGTATTTACAAAACCCGTAGTGTTAAGACGCATAGCACTTTCACCAACGGCAGTGTTACTGTAACCCGTAGTGTTTGCACCTAACGCTTCATGACCTACAGCAGTCATACCGTTTATACCAGCACCTAAATTGTCTAAACTATAGTTTCCAACAGCAACATTATAAGCTCCTGTCGTGCTGTGATGTAACGCATGAAATCCTATGGCTATATTGTTATGTCCCGTGGTGTTATAATATAAACTATTTTTTCCAAAGGCATTATTATTTGTTGCTCCAGTAGTTAAATGTAAAGCACCGCCACCAAAAGCACAGTTTTCACTACCAGTTGTAAGTGAATATAAAGCAGCGTCACCAAAAGCATTGTTATGATTTCCTGTAGTTGCATTATGGAGAGAATTAACTCCAAAAGCATTATTATAAGATCCTGTAGTTAGTTTATGTAAAGAATTAACTCCAAAAGCATCATTTGCAGTTCCTGTTGTATTAAAACGTAATGCTGCTACACCAAATGCTGAATTGTAAAATGCAGTACTATTTAAAAGCAAAGCATCAACTCCAACAGCCGTATTGGAACTTCCTGTAGTATTGTTATTTAGTGTACTATTACCTATAGCTACGTTAGAGGTGCCTGTGGTGTTAGTAGTCATAGCACCATAAGCCATTGCGGTGTTGTTTGATCCTGTAGTGTTATTTGCCAAGGCATATCTACCAACAGCAGTTAAGGCACTTCCAGTCGTATTATCTTCTAAAGCTGCAACTCCAACAGCTGTATTATCAGCTGCAGTATTAGCACCTAACGCAGAAGCACCAATAGCCACGTTTGCATTGGATGAAACGTTTGCATCCAAAGCATGATAACCAATAGCAGTATTGTATGAACCTGAGTTAT